CATGCTTGTTTGCCATCTCTTCATACTCTGAGAAAGCTTTGTATTCTATATCAGGCATACCAACTGTATCTAAAAGTAAACTGTAGGCATGTTGGTGTATTGCTTCCATATTAACAAATGATCCCATCATCATCCGAGCTTCAGGCTTTTTAAATATAGGCATAAACTTATCTACATACCCTACACCCACATCGACATCTGATTGAGTAAACAATCTAAATATCTGTGTTAATAAATTCTTTTCTTCATCACTAAGTTCCTGCCAGTCCTTTACATCTGTATGTAATGGTACTGATTCAGGAAGCCAATGCATTTGGTTTTGTTCTACATACTTATCAAACATCCAAGGATGATCAAAAGGTTTATAGTAATCTCTATTACTTAGCAGACTCATTTTCTTGCTCCTTCAATTCTTCATATTTATCTAGTAACCACAACCAATAAAGTTGTGTATATTCTTTTTCTTCTAAATGCTTACTCTGTCTAGTATTGTTTTCATCACAATAATCCAGCCACATCCTATGACAGAACTGTTTAAATGTAGTATCCATACTCATAATTATCCTTCACAACTTAGACATTCTATGTCTTCTAATTTAACTCTTGGAATCTTTACATTAACATTCTCTGCATTACGAGCAGCATTTGATCTAAAGTAATATAAAGACTTTAACTTATTAACACCATACCAATGAACATCATTTACATATTGTAGATGTGCATCATGTACCTCCTGTGGTTCTGTAGCTTTTGGTGTATTAAAGAAGAGATTAACACTTTGACTTTGACATACGTATTGTTGTCTCATATGTGCGTGTTCTACTAAATAGATTTGATTAATCTCAGGTGCTGTCTTAAATATTTCTTTTTCTTCTTCTGTTAAAATATCTAAATGCTGAACAGAACCACTAGCACCTGCTATATCTTTCCATATCTTTTCTCTTTCCTGTACATTAATTCCTTTCTTCTTGAGTAGCTTTTCTAGAAATCTATTTCTGACTTGGTAGCTCCCTGATAAAGTTTTGTGCGTATATATGTTAGCACGATATGGCTCAATACTAGGGGAAGTACCACCACATATAATACTACTACTGGCATTAGGAGCAATAGCCATAAGATGAGCGTTACGGTGCCCACTACCATGTACATCAGGAGCTTCACCACGTTCTTCAGCAAGTCTCTTTGTAGCCTCCACAGCTTTGTTCTTGATCTCTGAAAAGATAATATTGTTATTACTCGTTGCGAAGAGCCCATTAAAAGGTAGTGCTTTGCTTTGGAGAAAAGCATGAAAGCCCATCGCTCCAAGACCCACCGACCTCTCTCTATATGCAGAATAAGCTGCTTTAACCATTCCTTCTTTTTCTTCTCTGACATAATTTTTAAACCTCTTAAAGTTTGCATTGTATCCACCTAATCCTGAAGTGTCTACAATCGCTTCGATAAAATGTTCTAACACATTATCAAGCATAGTTATTAAATCATCTATAAACTTATCGTCCTTCTTCCATTTATCAAAGTATTCTAAGTTTACACTCGATAGACAGCAGACAGCAGTACGTTCTTCATTCGTAGGTAATACTATCTCTGAACATAAGTTACTCTGTTTAATTTCTAAACCTAAGTCCTTTTGTTCTTGACGTAACTCTTGATTACATTTGTCTATATTTATTAAGTATGGCTCACCTGTTTCTGCTCTGGCATTTAACAGTTGCCACCATAAATCTCTAGCACTCACAGTCTTAACAGCTTCCCCTGTCTTAGGATCTATTAGTCGCCATTCAATATCTTCTTTGACTGCTTGTAAGAATTCGTCTGTTAGATTAACTGCGTTATGTATGTTTAAATTCTTTCTATTGATATCTCCACCAGATTCTTTACGCATATTAATAAACTCTTCTATCTCTGGATGATCTATATCAGAATAAGCTGCATAACTTCCACGTCTTGTTGTGCCTTGATTAAATGCTAACATCTCTGCATCTACTACGTGCATAAAAGGTATTGATCCAGTAGATCTAGAACCATGTCTAGTAGCTACTCCATTACTTCTAACCTCTCCCCAATAGCCACCGATACCTCCACCTGAACTAGCTAACCATATGTTCTCGTCATAATGATCAGACAATCCTCGTCTACTATCAGGTACATAATTTAAAAAGCAGCTGATAGGAAGCCCACGAGTAGTACCACCATTAGATAAGATAGGAGTACTAAACATAAACCAAAGATCAGAGCTGTATTCGTAAAGTCTTTGAGCAAGTTCAAAATCAGTTTCTCCTTTATAAGTTGCAGCAAATACTGCAGCTCTTGCAAAAGCTTCTTGTGCATGAGTCTCATTCTCCCAAAAGTATCTGTCTTGTAAAGTATCTAAACTAAACTTATCCAGTTTCTTTTCTTTATTATAATTTATTACTATTCCTAAATAAGGCTTCTTGCCAACTTTATCTTCAATCATTCCCTTTCTCTTCTAATGTTTCTATTAATCTTTTATCATACCATTCAGCTTTTAGTAAGTCCTGAATACCATTCTTATACCTGAACCTCCATCTGTATTTCAGAGAGTTACCACGTAAGTATCCGATAAATTCTTCAAAGCCTAACATGGCTCTGATTGCATCTATACACTCTATCTCTCCTTGATTGTAATGCTTTGGATGATTCACTAAATCTTCTTTCTTTTTCTTAGTCATTAATGCAATACCTTTTTTGTTCTCTCTTCTATTTCTAAATCTACTAGTTCTTGTAGTGTTTTTAACACACTTATCTCTACCGTTTCTAACTCATTGCCATTAAATAAGTAACTACCTATTATAGTTATAAGCTCTTGTAGCTCTATGTTCTCTACATTAATGAATTCGTCAGTCATTTTCTATATCTTTTAAAGTAATATTATTTATATTTATATTTTTTGAATTATATAATTTTTTAATTTTTTTAATAAACCATCTGAAGCTATAAGCAGAGAGTATAACTTTTCTATTCGCATAGATATGTGTTTCATCTGGTGTAAACTTATCTAAGTTTTCTACTGTAATATCCTTATGTTGATCATTAGGGACCATAGACTTTATCCAATCTACCATAAGTTCTTTAGCTCTTCTTCTTACGTGCTTTGCTTTTTTTGAATTCATTAGTTATCTCTTGTACTCTGGGTTCTTTAACTACTCTAGTAAGATAAGAGTATCCTTTAGAATATTTAAAGATCCTAAGTCCTTTACCAGCATTAGAATCTTTATGACATTCTACCTTATGTCTACAATACATACAGCCTCTAGGCAGTTTCATGTTACCAGAAACACCATCTGGTACGGGTTGGTAACATAATTCAGGAGGTTTTTTGTTCTTTAAAGATTTCTTTACCTTATCTATTTTACTTTCTATATTAGGCTTGTCAAGTTCTTCTGGACAATAAAGGGCAAGTTCTCCACTTTCTTTATTCATAGCTAGAAACCCACCATTATCTGTACCATGACCAGATTCATATCCTGCAAGTTGTGCCATGTATCCAAAGGTATCATCTTCTCTAAGAGTACCATCTCTAAATTTCTTAAAGGCAAATCCAGAAGCTGTCTTTATATCTATTACCTCACCATCAATCACACAATCCATGTGTCCTTGTACTCCTTTAACCTTAACCTCTTTCTGTTCGTCTGATACTGTATGTCCAGCAAGTCTTACTAAAAGTAATACTACTTCCTCTAGCATATGACCATATAAGAACTTAATAAAGGTAGAGGGAGTAATAGGTTGAGCTTCTTGCTCGGTCTTCATATCAAACCATAACTGTCTATTAGGTCTTCCTATATTAGACATTCTTAAAGTTGCTGTGCTTCTTGGAGAAGGAGTTGACCAATGCCTTAGTACCTCTTTCATATCCTCACCAAATTGGTCTATCACTTCATCTGATAGGTTAAGTGACTTACCCTCTCCAAGAGCAGATAGCTTGTTGTAGATATCATCTACTAATGTGTTTAGTTTCTTTTTACTCATGTTCTGTGATTTACAAATCTTAATTTTCTAGTTTCGGCATCATAATATAATTGTCTAACACCTAACTTCTTTTGTTGGTCTGTTCTTTTACCAGTGGGTTTAAACGTTGTGTATGCTTTACCTTTCTTACTTCGATAAGACTTAACATCTATTAATGTCAACTCTCCTTTCTTGGATATAGCAATGAGATCAACACCTCCTGTACATCCACAGTTTCTAAATACTTCATAGCCATTATCCCATAACCAAGTTGTAGCATAATGTTCGGCCATGTCTCCTACTCTATTACCTTCAATGTGTTTCACTCCAGTTGTCTCCTATTTTGTATTCACCATCCATAGGACAGCGAAGATTATAATACTCACCAGCTTTAATAATACAGCCAACAGCACGTTCACCTACAAAGTCTGCTATATCTTCTCTAACTTCCATCTGCCATTCATCATGGATATTAGCTACAAATCTAGCATCAAGTGTATTTAATTTAATTACTGACTGTAACATTATTAAAGCTCGTTTCATAACAATAGCTCCTCCACCTTGTAATAAAGTGTTGAGAGCAGCGTGCTGTGTTCTAATTAAAAGCCTTCTACCATCTAATCCCTTCAACCATTTCTTCTCTGACGCTTTTGTAACTCTATCTCGTAGAGTCTTAAATGTTGGTTTATTATCAAAGAAATGTTGTCTAAGTCTTTTACCATCAGCTTCGCTTCCTCCAACCACTTCTCCGAGTCTCTTATTTCCAGCAGAGTATAGTAAGGCGTAGATGAAAGTCTTTGCCTGATTTCTTGATTTAAGTCCTGTAATTTTTTGATTGTAGGAGTGTATGTCTCCATTAATGATTTCATTTGTAAACTCCTCGTCTTGCATATAGTGAGCAAGCATTCTTAACTCAAGACTACTCGCATCTATACCTACTAATTTATATCCTTCTCTTACTGTCCAACATGCTCTGCATTCCTTACCATAAAGACTACCAAGATTAGGAACTTGTGCCATGTTGGGTGCACGATGACTCATTCTTCCAGTAATAGTACCATTAGGTATAACAAATCCATGTACTCTATCATCATCTTCTACAGCTTTAATCCAAGAATCTATTTGTGCTATTCTCTTTTGATATAAAAGATAGTAAGCTATTAATTTAGCTTGGGGAATATTATCTATATTAGCTAAAGTCTTTTCATCTACCATAGGCTGTCCAGTAGGAGTAAATCTTTTAGGCTTCCAGCCAAACTCTATTAAGTATTCTCCTATCTGTTTACGTGAACCTAGATTAAAGTCCTGTAGCTTTCTACGCATGAAGGGTGTAATATTATTTGTTGGGGATCTTTCATTGTACTCTTCTAAGGTTAGTCCTTGTTTAGATAATGTACCATCCTTTTTAAGGTTAGGGGTAATTTGTTTTATATCTATTAACTTAGGTTTAAATTCTTTATGAACTTCATCTTCTGCCTCTTGTTTCTTCTGCCTTAGTTCAGCTAGTAATAGTTCTGCTTTCTTCTGATTAAACTTAAATCCATTTACTTCTTGTTGTTTGATAACACCAGCTACAGCTTGTTCTAACTTAACAGATTCTTTATCAAATCCTCTGCCCTCTTCTCTTAGTTTATGGAATAGTACTACGTTTAATTGTACATCACGAGTACAATACTTTAACATTTCAGAGGAGTAGTTTTTGTAATCGTCAAACTCAATCTTCTTAAAACCTAAACGATAACCCCATTTCTCTAGGCTGTGTCCTCCTTCTCTTACTGGATTAAATAATCTAGACATAACTAATGTATCAACGACTGGCTTATTAGATAGATCAACTCCTCCAAACTTTTCAACCATAGGAATATCAAATCCTATTATGTTATGACCTATTAATCTATTTGCTTTAGTTAATAATTCATATCCTTCTTCTAATCTATTAGGAGGAAACTTATATAACTGATTCGTATCTACATCTTGAGCAACTAAACAATGTATCTTAGTGGCTTTAAGATCATCAGTCTCTATATCAAATACTAAGTCCATTATAACTCCAGTAACTCATCATCAGTTTCTTCAAATTGTTCTTTAGGTACTTCTCTTAGTCTTCCTGTTTCTCTTTCATAAAGTAAGCTACTAGCTAGACCAACATCTCCTGTGTATCTAGATTTAAGAACTCTAAGTTTAGTAGTGTTAGCTTCATCTATATCTTCTGCTTGTTGATTTCTTTCTAAAGCAATCACACAATCAGATAACTGAGCAATACTTTGTGAGCCTCTAAGGTGAGATAGGCTTACTTCAATACCATTCTCGTGACCCTTATCACCACTTGTTCTTCTAAGGTGTGATACTAATATCAGTCCAGCTCCTGTTTCCTCAACTATACTTCTCAATCTAGTCATTATATTATCAATTGCTCTTCGTTCATCCCCTT